ATGAAAAGAAAAGACCTTATCGAACTTTTAGAGCAAAACGGATGGTATCTAAAGCGAAACGGCGGGAACCATGATATATATACAAATGGTACTGATACCGAAACAATACCACGGCACAAAGAAGTAAAAGAAATCTTGGCAAAGGCGATAATAAAAAGGAGAGGGCTGAAATAAGCCCCTCCTTCCCATGGAATGGAGGTATAATCATGAAAAATTCTTATCCAATTGTTTTAACACCAGACGAAGTCGGCTTTGTGGTGTATATTCCCGATTTTAACATTAACACCGAGGGAGATACTCTTACAGATGCAATTGAAATGGCACGCGATGCCATCGGTCTTATGGGTATTGATATGCAGGATGACGGGAAAGCCCTCCCCGATCCATCTGCCTTCGCAGCAGTCCAAAAAGGTGCTGCGGGTAGTGATATTGTTACTTTGGTCGATGTGGACTTTGCAGAGTACCGCAGGAAGAACGATTTGCGTACCGTGAAAAAGAATTGCACCATTCCCTCATGGCTCAATTTCGAAGCAGAAAAAGCAGGCGTTAATTTCTCTGCTGTGCTCCAATCCGCATTGAAAAGAGAGTTGCACTTGACAAATGGATAAGGCAAAGCCCGGGACAGCAAAAACCGTCCCGGGCTACTTTTATTTCATCTCATATTTTGCGACCACTGCGAGGATCTCATCACGGAAATCCTGCGCATTGGCATGCTGCAGCTGAAGCTGCTCTTTGAGATCTGCCAGCTCTGCAACCAGCTTATCATAATCGCTCGGCACCTGCGTATCGTCACTGAGATACTGCCGTACCACCGTCAAAAATGCACTCCAGTGCGGTCTGATATATGCAGGGCAATCTTTCCTTGCGTACCAGTCATGGTGCTGGTAGACTGCGTCCTCGTCCAAGCCATGACGCTTTAGAATAGCAGCGCAAAGTCTTGCGCCATTATCTTCGGCAATCCGATTGTACTCAGCATCAGTGCCGTCCATGATGATCTCGATGGCGATGGTAGTGCTGTTGCCGGGGCCATAGTTTCCATCGGCAGCGTGCCAGCCGACCTCGCCCTCGTCAAGGTTCTGCCATGCTTCGTTCTCGTCCACATAGTAATGGACACGGACGGATCCCATATTGCAGTTTGGATAGGTCGCGCGGGTGTACTGCTCCGCCATTGTGGTTCCGCTGGGCACCTTAATGCGACCGGTGTTATGGATCGTCACACCCCGCATGGCGGTCAAAGCGCGGTTTGCCTTGTACTGAGTGCCCCTGAGATAGGTATAGCCGCCCTCAGTGTAGTTCTTATTCCACACCGCACTATCCGGGATGATCTTCTCGCAGATCTTCACACCGTTCTCATATCGTACATTATCGGGAGTAAGGAAAGCCATCAGGCTTCCCCCCTTCCCTCTTCGGTCAGCACCGCTGCATCACTGGCGCTGACCTTACCGGTCGTCGCTGCATCATACACGCCGCCGGCAGCCAAAGCTACGATGAAAGCATTAAGTACGCATAGCGCCGCACCCTGCCAAGTGAGAGCGGATCCGTTGACTGCTTCGGCGCCGATGAGGATCGCCACCGCCACAAGGTACGCCAGCAGCTGGGCATTCACCTTGACCAGCGGAGTACCCTTCAGGAACTGCACGATGATCGTCACCATCATCACGGCGCCGGCATAAGTACCAAGGCTCGTCCAAGTTACAAATTCGTTCATTTTATGTCCTCCTTAAAGGAATTTGAGTTCGCCACAAATACAGCGGTCGTGGACGCTCTTAATGTTGCGGATCGCTGCATCCGCTTTGGAATTGATGTAGACATCTTCGTGCTCCACACAGTACTCTGTGTAGTTGTCGATATCCTCCAGCACATTGTTGAAGGATTCTTCGCTGTGGTTCACCCCACGGCGCAGCTCGTCCGAAAAGCGCAGGATGCGGATGCGGCACATATCTGTCCGGTAGCGTTCGTCAGAATCAATATGCTGTTGCAGCTTATTGTCCACGGCTGTCATACCGGAGATAATCTGATCCTGCTTGCGGTCAATACGATGCAGCAGCCAGCTAATGACGGTAGCCAATGCGCCGGAGCCGAGGAGGGCCAGTGCAATTTCCATGGGTTATGCCTCCTCAAAATACTGGCCTACAAGCTCGTGCGGCAGGTAATACAGCACGATGGTGCCGGTCTCATTCAAACGCTTGCAGAGATAAGTTTTACTGTCCTCCGGGTCGAGGTAGTGCTTGCCGTACTCGTATTCCATGTCCCTCGATGCCTGGATTGGGTCATCAATCGTTCCGGGAGAACTGGTGTTGATGACCACCCACAGGGCAGGAACAGCCGTTGGTTCCCAGTCTGCCTGCGAGGTGTGCGCCTGCAAGCACTTGTACACCTTGCCACCGTGTCGTCTGCGGTCACCCCCCGCATACTTGGTATCAGCTTCCCATGGTAGGAACAGCATGGGGTTCTTTGCTGCATCAGCGTCCGCCATGGCGCCGGTCACGCTGTCAATGCTCGTCCGGATTTCCTGCGCCTGCTCTAAGATGTCATTCCGCATTGGCTGTTTCCTCCTTTTCTTCTGTTTCTACGCCGAGGGTTTGAAGAGCTGCTTTTAGCTGTTCCAACTCTGTTTCCTGCTTTGCTTTTACTTCTTTGGCTTTTTCGGTGTAATAGCCCATCTTAGTTCACCCCCAAAATGTTAAGAGCATTACGCATATCGTTTACATAACTTTCTCCAGCAAGTGATTTCCACTGACTTGAAACTGTATCGTAAAGGTATGCGTTTGTTAATTGTGCTATGTTATTATTGTTACCAATGTAGGCATTTCTCAAGTATGCTGTTATCTTTATACCTTTTTCATTTATCAGAGGGAATGGATTGTTAAATCCAAAGTCTGCCTGTAAGAATAGATTGTTTTGTTGAAGTGGAGTAGATAGAGAAAACTTCTCAACAGAAGTATAATAAGTTCCTCCTCCGGCGCCACCTATAAGATAAATGTCAAATCCGACAGAAGAACACCATTCTTCTTGAATTTGAATTGGAATAGTTGTATTAACGGCCTCAAGCGTTTCACTTTGAGTATCGAATTTATATATTTTAGTTTTTTCTGAAAATCCACCAAACAAGTAAACAATCTTTCCATCCACAGTACAACAGCCAATACCATATGTGTTTACAGGTAATCGTTGCGTAATCTGCGTTACTTTTTGCTCGACCGTATCATAATACTGTATTAGGTTACTTCCTGCGCCACCACTCACTCTGCCTCCAAAATAGTATATTCTTTTACCTATTGCACAAGCAGCTATGCCACTAGTATATGGAGCAGCGCCAGAACATAGAGTAAATGTGTTCGATACAGTATCAAGGCAATATATTTCGTAGCCGTTATTGATGTGATTAAACCATCCAAGAGTATATATTTTTGTTCCTACAGAAATGCACCCATATGGATAGTTCCGTGCGCACATGCTTTTCGGAGTCTTTACATTTAATGTTTCAATTGTGTCCGTCACAGTATCATAGCAATAAACATTTGTATTGTAGTTATAATCATCTTGATAGATATTGATTGTTTCACGACCACCAAAAATATATATTTTTGTTCCTATTGCTGCGCAAAATGTAGAAGCTAACGGCATCGGCAATTTAGCTGTTTTTGTGATAAGAGAACCGTTCAAAACATTGTAACAGCTAATATTTTTAGACTGAACAGCAGTAGTAGAATTAGAATCACTACCGCCAATGATATAAACACTACTACCAATATTGGCAAACGATTGACCAAATTTTTGTTCATTTGGTATAGCGGTATAAGGCTGCGAAACGAAAATATCATCACCATAATCCAATACAGGACTACACTCAACAGAATTTGGCTTTATTACCAATGGCACCCACAACTTACTTGTGTCTGCGGGAGGTGTGGCACCAAAGTCAATATTCAAATTAGCTCCACCACCACCCAATGTAATGGGATTTCCTAAAATACTCATATTCACCCTTTCCGGGGTGAGTATTTAGTTCACCCCTAATATATTTAGTGCGTTCTGCATATCTGCTACATAGCTTTCACCAGAAAGAGACTTCCACTGGTTTGAAGATGTATCATACAGATATGCATTCGTTAATTGTGCGATATTGTTATTGTCGCCGAGGTAGGCATTGATTACCTTAACCTTAAAGTCAGTATCTTTAGATTTAAGAGCTGTCCACAAACCATCGTAGCCATAGTCCTCTTGCAAGAACAGGTGGTTGTTAGTAAGGGGAGAGGAAGCTGAAAACTTTTCTACTTCAAGAGTAGGATTGCCGCTTTGCGATTTACCTCCAAGAATATAGATGTCAAGACCATATTTGCAAACAGTTCTCCATCCGAGCTTGTTTTTCATTGTAACGGAAAGCTGTTCTAATGCGTTTGTTTCTGTGTCGAATCTTTGAATAACATTCAACGCAGACCCGTACCACCCAGTAAACAAGTAAACATATTTTCCGATAGAAGCACAATCAACATAAATGTACGGATAACTCGAATAACCATCACTTTTTACAGTTCCGGTAAGAATGTCGTATGTGTATATATTTGAATATGCTTGCCCACCAAGGCAATAGATTTTTGACCCAACAAGGGAACATGCAGAACCACTTGCAGGAACAGAGCCTCCAACTGTTGTGCTTCCGTTAGCTGTATTGTATGAAAGCACTTTTAGATTGTTGGTACTATCGCCTGTTATGTAACCAACGATGTAGATAAGACCGTTATGGTAAAACCCATGCTTAAATGGATAGTTACCATTCATTTTTATCCCAACAGATAAGTTTATTCCTGTGGAAATCGACTCTGTCGAAGGGTCAAAAATGTAAACATCGGATAACGCAATATTAGATTGAGTAGAACATCCACCAAGAATATAGAGTTTTCCGTTCGCTTCAGCGCAAAAAGAATAGTGAAGTTGTTTTGGGAGCTTCACAGAAAGTTCAGTTACTTGGTTGGTTTTTAAGTCAACCTTAAATATTTTATCGCTTCCAGAACCATAGTATTGCCTCTGACCGCCACCAACAAGATAAAGGTAACCACCATACGCAATAGGGTTTGGGTAGAACGCGACATCACTTGGGAGCATCCAATTTTCCAAACTAATCGTATTTCCACCAAAAGTTAACGCAGGACTACACTCAACAGCGCTCGGCTTTGTTGCCAATGGTACCCAGAGCTTGGTGGTGTCAGAAGGAGGAGTTGCTCCGTAGTCTATGTTGAGTTTTACCCCCCCCCGTTGGTAATAATTGGATTACCGTAAATTACGCTCATTTTGTCCCTCCTTAATAAGTCATAATCTTTGTGATTTGTAGGCTCATTGCCGCAGGAGCCGCACCAGCAGCATATATCTTCACCGTTCCGTTCTCGTTCGCCGCCACCATCGATGTTACCCCCGCTTCCCCTAAAGCAGTAAGCTGCTCGATAGTTGGGTTAAGGTTGACTTGGAGACCAGCAGACTGACCCGTAAGGATTGTTTGATAGTACGGACCGCTGCCGATCCAGCTACCGCTTAACGATACGGTTTGCATAGTGATTTTCGGCTGGTAGTCGGCGGTCCCGGTCGCTCTTGCGCCATTTGCTTTGTAAAACTGCTTTCCGGCAACAACGGAGCTTTCGTCGGCGGTAGTGTCCGAAATATCCATGATTGTGTTTCCGAAAAACGCTACCCTGTTTACCGCCATTCAAATCACGCTCCAATCGTTACGGTCTGACCTCCTGCGGGGTTATCGGCATAAGCAATCGGCACTCCGTTTACGACTACCTCAGAAAGGAAGTCATAGCCATCATCGGGGAGGACGCTAAACTGTGCTTTGGCCGGGGTTACGGTCTTTTTCTGGCCCTTGGTCAACTCACCGGCGTAATCACCGGTTACGCCAAGGATGGACACGCCGGATTTAATGTTACCGGCAATGATCTTCGCGGCTTCGGTGCTGTCGATGGTAGCAGAGCCGGAGCCATCGTGATAACCGGCCGGGATTGCTACCGGGGATTTATCTACAATGGAAAGGGTTACAGCGCCCTTGTTCGGCATGGTGCCGGTTACTTTAGCGCCGTCCACATAGGCGGTTTTGCTATTAAGGATTTCCGCAGCGGTAGCGGTTGCATCGGAAGTATCGGCATCATACGGACAGGTGCCGGTAATTGGAGCGCCGGTCTTGTCGTGCGCTGTCTTGCCTTTGAGCAAGCTTGCAGCATCCACCGTGTCGCCGGTCAAATCCATCAGGGTTTCGCCATAAAAGATTATTTTGGAATTGTACTTAGTGTCAGCCATTTTTAGCCTCCTATAGTTACAGTCTTGCCCCCGGAGGGGTTATCTACGATTTGTTTTGGGACCGCCATAAAGGTCATATTGTCTTTCATCATCTTTTCTTTTGTCAGAAGAAGCTGGTCGGTAACTGCTGGAACAACAGTGTACTCACCTTTATACACTTCCGCAGCTACACCAACAACATTGCCAAATGCAACCGAGAAAATAGATGTCGGGGACGCAAAAGATGTTTGGAATTGGTTTTCAGAAGATTGGAAAGCCGTTTCAAAAATCATTTATCATCACCGCCCGCGATCTCATCCAGCAGCCCCTCTTTCAGGACATCTGCAACAGACACATTGAGAATGTTGGAATTTAGTCTTGCATTTCCGATACCGATTCTAAGCTGTATCTGCACCTGCGGTGTGGCACTAAAAAGTGCGGTTTCCTCTTCTGTCAAACCACAAGAAACTGTCTTGTCCCCCAATTCACAATCACTGAGGTCTTTTACGAGCACGACTTTGTCATCCTGCTTATAGATTATCGCCATCATGGAGATCGTTCCGGTATCGAACGGAACGGTAAAAATATGGGTCGGCGTGGTGTATCGTCCCACCGCTCCGCGCCCAGCCGGTGCGCAGAATCTATCGTTCAGGTTCACTGCACCACCCCCACTATCGTTACCTGTACCGTAAGATCTGATGTAGGCTTACCGCCCGTTACCTTCGCCGTTAAGGTACCGTTTGCATTTTCGATTTGCAAAAAATCAATACCTAAATCGCCCAAGGCTGTATACTGTTCTGCACTTAGCTGAATATCCACCTTACTGTTTGCCGCAGCCCCATCAACAACCACCCGCTGCGTATATGGATCAGTTCCAACCCAGGATGCCGCCAGCATCGTTACGGATTTAGCCGAGACCTTACAGGCTGCGATAGCCGCTGCTTGCGCCGTAGAAACCGGCTTGTCCACATCGCTTGTGTTGTCGACCGAACCCAAGCCCACCTGTGCCTTAGTCACCTTGTGTGGATTATTCGCATCAGCAATATGATCCTGCAGGTCGTCGTAGGAGGCATATTGCTCAGAACTCAGCACAGCAGTTACCGTTGCATTTCCTACTGCTACCGCACAGATCAGACGCTCCTCAATGTAAGACGCAGTGGTTGATCCGGTACCATCGAAAGCCGGAATAAAGTCTGCACTGTCACCAGAATTGGCGTAGAAAACCAACACTTCACCTTGAGAGTCTGGGTCCTGCGCAAAGATACCCCACTCCCGAAAGTAAAAGCCGGTTTGAATCATAGAATTGTTGTAAACAGCCGTCACATTCCAGCGACCGGTGCCAGACCTTTTCGGCGTCTCCGCAATATCAAGGGAGAGCTTACTTTCAATGAGTGCCGTCAGTGCGATAACCGTCCGGCTGCCCAGAGCGCCACTCCCCATCTTTACGCTGGTAAACTTCAAGGGCAGCTCGCGTGAACTCACTTTTGCGATCAGGTTCTGCCCTACAGCCGTCATGCTATGTCCATACCAATTAGCCATCCATCACCACACTCCTTGTCTTTCGGGATATCATGCCGCTGCAGCCAAAGCATTCAGGTGTCGCAGAGCTTTTCAGCAACACGATTCCATCCAGTTTGGCGTGCAGCGCCATCGTCTCTTTCATCGTTTCGGCAAACCGCGCTGCCCGGTCCCCCGTTGCGGACGGATCCTCAATTAAGATCTTAAAGTGGCATGGATCACCGTCATAGTCCCACCATTCATCCACAGAGGCATCGCCGAAATTAGCAGCCAATGCGTCCGTCAGCGAGGAGACTGTGCCAAGGCGTCCGAAGACCCGCAGCGCATCGCTGATGATTCGTCGCTTTGCGTCAATCGTATCCTCGCCGCTGTACCAAGATACCCCCCAACCGACTGCCAGCTGATCCAACACATCATCTGGCTGCCTATCGACCAAGGTATATGTATTAAGGAGATCCAAGTCCGTTACGATTTGGCTCAGCAACGGTTCCAACGCTCTGCACACCGCCCGAGAAGATACATCCTCCCTGAGAAAGCCAGGCAGCAAGCCCGCCAGATCAAGCGCTGTCAGTATCATCACAGCGTACCTCCGTAGGTCAGGGCGCTGGAAGTACTCTCCGCAGCAACCTGATCATCATCGAGCGCTGTCCATTGCGGCGAGGAGAGGTCCACACGGTTGGCTCCAGCGGTCAACAAGCGGCGTCGCAGCTCATCGGGATTGATTGCACGCCCAAGCACCGCCTTTTGCCACACAAGGTAATCGGCATAAGCTGCTTCTACCCTGGATTTGATGGCATTGATCTCCGCCGTATCGTCGGAAGAAATGTAGTACTTAGCAGTCGCTGTATAAGATACAGCCTCTGCTGCAACCACATTAACCTGGATCCCCAGCGGTCGAACCGTCTGAGCCGACAGGACATTCTCAACGGCTTTAAGCTGTGCCGTAGTCGGAATTTTTCCTCCGTCCATCAAGACTGTCACATTGACCACTCCGGCGCTGGGCGATGCCGCCTTGGCATCTGCAACTGCCGGATCAGCTGTTCGCGCCCAGTACTCATAGGATTTTGCGGCACCTGCAGAAGAAAAGGAGTGAGGCGCCAGCATAATACGGCGGCGCAGGCTCTCATCGTCCTCGATATCACTGCCACCCGAAGGCGCAGCGGAATTGGTTACCGCAGATATGTACGGGATCGGATCAACCAGCGTAGTAATGCTGCCGGCGCTTATGTCGTTGGCTGCCGCGCCCGCGGTCAAAGCAATCGTATCAATATCCACGCTCCCCACATCGTAAACCGCCGAAGCTTGCTCCATCGTTGCAAAAAACAGCTTGCCATCGGCAGTAACACGGGTTCCCGCAGGGATCACCACCGTTTCTCCTGCCGGTGCTGATACCGTAAACTTCATTGTCACGGTGGCAGCGGATGCCGGCAAACGGCTTACCCCAAGCAATGCCCCCAGTGCTTCAAGGTCATCGCCAACGGCAGATACGATAAGCTGGGCATTTGCGCGGGCATTGGCGAAGTTTGCAATGCTCATTATGATATAGAAAAGCTCTTCTGCCACAATCCGGCGTTCATCACCTGGATACAGTGTTTCACCGATCTCCTGCTCCAGCTCACGGATCATCTTATCGTACCAATACTTTGGATCCATGCTGATCACATCAAATGCCAATGTCTATCACCACCTCATAGTCTATCTGTCCATCGGCGGTCACACCCTCCAACACCGCCGAAATAATCTTTGCCCGCGGCTCAAACCGCTGCAGCTGTTCGGTCGCTTTTGCAATAAACAGACTTGCCGCCTCGCCGGCGGGCATATCCATCAAAGAGGTCGGCAGCCCTCTGGTGCGGTCAAATGCGACCTCATATGCTGCCAAAGACAGCAGATTCTGCACATTCTGCAGGATCCGGTCCACACCGTGTGCGCTCCAGTTAAGATTTCCGGAACCTGGTTTGATCGTATAGGTCATCTCAATAAGCCTCCCGACTTGGACTGATCTTGCTTTTCAAAGAAACGAAAGCCTTCTGAGAGACTCGCCGTTCCGGTTTTCATCTTCAAAAACAATTCCCCGTCTTTCAGGTTCTCATAGCCCCGCTTTAGATCGGATGCATCCGGTATCTTTCCCGCAATCGGTATGCCAATGGGATTGTAAATTACCCGCTTCCCCTCTTTCTTCTCTTCCGGGGTAGAACTGGGGGTCTCCGTTGTTTTTGATGTTGTATTTGATACAATACCCGGGCTTGAGGACGAGGTGCTGGAGGTCGCGGTCTCACGGACACCCCGCCGCACATATTCCTCAAATGTAAGAGATACCGAACAATACACGATACCGCCATCGGCGCTGTGTACCGCATCAGTCACTGATACGGATTTAAGCAGCCATCGATAAGAACCAAGTACCTTTCCGCCCATAACCAACTGCCGTGGGCTTTGGGCATCCAAAAGCGATTGTAGTTCCTTGATGATGGCGTCTGGATCCACAGCAAGAGCGCGGGACAACCTTAGATCGAACTGGACAGATTGGAGATCCGGTCCGTCAACAATGGTGCTGGGCTTCCTGCCGGTCTGATTCTGCGGCTCCGTGGCAAGGGTACTTTGCATGGCAAAGTTGGCGAGACCATATCGACGGAGAAATGAAAAGCCACCGAAGCTGCCAACCGTCAGATCATCAGTACGCCAATCCATTAAAGCACCCCCAATATCACTCCGCTCGCATAACTCTCACTCAATGCAACCACTACATTCATCCCCGGCTCCGCGGGATTGCTTTGTGTAAAACACCCTTTAACTGCCGGCAGCTCCGCCGTTACACGACCGCCGACTACTATACGGCAGCCGGCAGAACCAACCGATGATATTTTTGCTTTGGTCACATACATCAACATCAGTACCCCCTCAGTCTTTTGCGCAAAGTCAGGTCGCTTTGGCGTTCCTGCAGATGATGTTCCACTTCATCTACGACATACACCCCATCACCGGTACCCAAACCGGTAATGGTGACCAGTGAACCGCCGGCAATGGTAAGATCCAGCGGGACAGTTCCCTCGATGGTTTCGCCCAATGCATTGTGCTCTCGCGCAATACCTGCGGCAAAGCGTTGGGCTTCCGCAATACTGCTCACAAAGATGTTTGGGATCACTATGTCCATTCCATCACCCACCGGCGCTGTAAAGCTGCCGGAAATACCTTCAAAGGAAACAGTAACCACACGGTAGAGATCTCCCCGCCGGTTATAATCTGGCGTACCGCAGAAATCCAGGGCAGAGACACCTTTCACAGGCTCCCGCTCCTCCAGTACAGACTTTTTCCACACAATCACAGTCCCGTTATTGATTTTCAGCGTTGCACCCTCAAGAGTACAGCGCTGCGACAAAAACTCGAAGTCCGGAAGCTCATGCTGATCGACCCAATCGTAGAGTGGATCATCCATTCCATACATCAACACTGCAAAGCCATAACGATCCGCACAGTCCTGCACGATCTCCGAAAAGCGTACCCTTTCCCAGCTGCGACTTCGGGGTTCTTTCGCCTCCACCGATGCCGACAGCGCCGTAATACGGAATATGCCGCGGCGCTGCCCGAGTCCATCGACATAGCAGGTTCCGGTATCAAAACCATCCTGGATCAAGCGCACTGTATCGCCCAGAGCCGGCTTCCACCGGCTCCAATCCCCTGTACTATCCTCAAACTCCAGCTCTATGCTGTCAAACCTCCCGCCGGCAGAGTCGATCAGATTCGCTGTCTGCAGCGTAATCGAGGAGCCGATATCAACACCGTTGTAGATCAGTTCCATCGTTATCTCCTCCAGGGCGGCAGCGATGATGCCGCCGACTGCTCAATGAGCGGCACTCGCAGCTCAATCCCTGCCGGAAATACGGCGTACTGCGCCAAAGCCGGATTGTGCTCCATCAGCGGAGCAATCAGGAATTCGTCGTCGTAAAAATCCAGCGCAATCATATCCCAGGTATCCCCTTCCAAGGTTGTGTAAATATACTCACCCAAAGCTCAACCGCCTCCCTCTGTTCTGCCACTCCTGCCACATGCGCTTCATGTCCTCGTAGTGTCGGCGCAGAATCGGCTGCAGTCGTTCCGGATCTCCGTCATTGATGACAGGAGAATATACAAAACTGCCGCCATAGAACTGATTGGATACCCCAAGCAGCTGGGCGGTACGCTGCAGAAGAGAAATGCTCCGGCGGTTACCGCGCTTAATCGGGATCGCCGCCTCAAGCCCAGCCTCGCCAAAGATCGCTGGGCGAGCCGAGAAGCCACCCTGAGCAAACTTTCCATAGTTGTCCACCAATACACCTTGAGCATTGCCCAGGTCTACTGCAGTCTGCTGTTTACCACTGCCAAAGAGAGATTTGAAAACATCAACACCGATCTGAATGATCTTACTGATCACGCGCACCACCAAATCCAGGAACTTGGTCAAAGGCGGCAGCACCACTCTTACAAGCTCCAGCACCGGTGGGAGAATTGAGCTCAGCAGTCTGGTGATCACCGGTAGGAGATCTGTCGCAATCGGCATCAGACCAACTGCGAGGTTTACAATCTGCGTCACAAAGCTCCCCAGCGTTTCTGTGTCCACAGAGGCTATCATTGCATTCAGGTTCTTTGCGCCGGCTGCCAGTGCGGGAACTGCACCTGTCATAATCGTCGCCGCCAGTTGGCTCATATTTTCCTTCAGGAGCTTCTGCTGGTTGGCAAAGCTGTCCGAGGTTCGGGCAAAATCCCCCTGTGCGTCAGCGGTAACTGACATCAGGTACTGATACCGCAGCGTCATCTGCTCCGCCTGAGACATTGCGCTGTAGGACTTTGTAATGCCCTTAGACAGCGCAAATGCCTGCACATTAGCGACCGACATATTGATACCGAGCTGTTTCAGCGGTTCCGTCTCGCCCGAAATACCGGAGCGAATCTTATTGAATGCCTCGTCAGAATCAAGGTTGTAGAACGATGCCATATCCGCTGCCAGCTGGGTAAGGTCCTTGCTCATTACCCGCATATCGTCATCAGCAACACCGGAGCTTTTAAGCATGGCGCCTATCGTCGATGCGTACTTCTTAGCAGCCAGCTCCGCCAAGCCATAGGAATTGAGCAGGTTACTGCTCCATGCGTCGATCTCTTTTGCCGAATCAGCAAAGGTTACATCAACAACATTCTGCACCTCCGCAAGGTTCGAGGCAGTCTCGATGCCCTCCTTGCCCAATTGCCACAGCGCTGCGCCGCCGGACACGGCAAGCGCTGCCAGACCAACCGCCGTTGCCTTGGCAGCCTTACGGGTCGCATTCAGTGCCTTCACGCCGACCTGCTCCAGCTTGGAGAGCTTCATGGTGGTATCCGCCGTACCCTTTTGCGCTTTTAACAAAGCACTCTGGAGGGACGGATCTACCTTACCAGCCAAGGTAATCAGTGCCTTTAACTCCTTGCTGCTTGCCACTTATCCGTCACTCCCCTTTACCAAAGCGTTTATCTCGTCGTAACATACTTCTTCCCAAATTACCAACTCAATCAGCGGTTGTTCGATCCACCAACTCAGCGCCACTCGCGAGATCCATGACAATCGAAATAGGATCTTTCGGAGATTCATCGGGTCAAGCAGATCTCGGTCCTTTAGAGGAAGAAAAAATTTCTGGCAAGAGTACCTCCCTTAATCGCATCCGCAGCGGAGAGCCGCATTACATCGGGAACCGACACTTTTTCTTTGGTTGCAATTTCCACAGCTTTTGCAAACAGAAAGAGATGTAAGTCTGCATCAAATTCCTGCAAACTCGCACGCGGGAAACCAGCAGCTACCATATCCCTGGTAGCGCTGAGCATATTTCCAGCAGTCATGCTTTCAAAATCATACGGCAGCTCTTTGAGTTCTTCCCCATCGACCTTCAAGGGCTTTTTAAGCACCAAAATGTTTCTTTCTTCCATAAAAATCTCCTTTCTCACAGCTGATAGCTGTCGCTGTAATCCTTGCTACCCAACTTGAAAATCTGATTCAGCTGGTCGATCAAGAATGTTTCTTCTCCGTCCTCCACCATGCGGTATCGGACAACCGTATATGCCGCGTTGGAATCCATCTGCTGACCGATCTGTACCGTTCCGGGAGTAAGGCTCTTCGCCGCAGCCTGCATATAGATCTTAGTGCCGGCGCGGAACAGTGTCCCATCCGATCCTATCGTATCTCGCAAGAAACGGATCTCATGGCTGCGGAATCCGGGTGCCATCGCCCTGACTGCATCAGCGTGGGTCACAGAGCGGAGATCAATCTGGCTGGACATCGTCTCTGTCAGTCCGGTCAGCGGAACTTCGATATCCCCGCCCAGTCCCGCGCCGCTGATAGTAGCGGTCTTCCATTTGATCTCCGGCAGCGTCACCTTGACCTGTTCAGCAATTACTTCGCCATCAATAAGATACTTGGACGCAACTACTGCTACACTGCTCATTACTCCTCACCTCCCGTCAGTTTGGAAAGCCCGCTGCCGGAATAGCGATAACGGCACACAATAGCACGCGCCGCCGGCGTAGTGGTATAGTCCACATCCAGAGCAAATTCACCGGATACGATATCATTGGTCGGAGTTGCCGCGGCGTCAAAACGGATCTTTCCGCCCAGCAACGCCCCGCGGCTCACAAGGTTATCGAGGCGCATCTGCTCCTCATTGAGGATAGAATCGACCAGTGCCCGATGCATCGGGCGGTCAATCACATCGCCGTACAATGCCTGGAAGGTGTTACCGAGCCACCGAACCATGCGGACACTGCAATCGAAGATCTCATCTGCGGCATTGTCACCCTCTGAGCTGTACGCTCCGGTGTGCGGTCCCCAAATGCGATAGCTTCCGCCCCAGAACAGGGCTGTGCGAATACCCACGGCATTGAGTTCGTTGGCATTCTCTATCGTCATCTTAATTGCTTCAGCATCGCCGGAGCTGTTCTCAACCACCAGACCGGTAATACCGGCAAGGATCTTGTTGGAGCAGCTCTCATACGGGATATCCTCATTCTCCGCATCCACCATCTGATGCATTACTGCACTCAGACAGCTCAAGTGATAATTACGGATCCCGTCCGTCACCATGGGCCAGCAGGGCGTTTCCTTGGCAGTAGATCTACCCTCAGCATTCTTTTTTGCTTTGGCGGCGGTTACCGTGGCAGCGGTGGGAGCAATATCAACCAATGCATAAGCATCCCAATGTCCGTTGATCTTATCGGCAGCCTTTACCAGCGCATCCGCAACCGCTTTATTCTGCGACCAGCCCGGTGCCAACAGAAGAGATGGAATCATGCCGGTCACCTCATAGACATTTGGCAGCACAGCGGAAATAGATGCTGTAACAGCATCTACACTCACTGCCGTCAAGTCGATCTTTCGATAGGTCACCGCTGCGGTAGTCATTGTACCGGTCAGATCGCGGACAATCACCGCCGTACCGTCATCATTTGCTTCCACCGTATAGTCAGTGCCCTTGGTCTTTCCGGTCAGTGTGATTGTACTAAGGATCGCTTTGTCGTCGGCAATCTCTGCCTTGCCATTTGCAAAGGTCAGCGTCGCCGTAGTATCGCTCGATGCCCGGTGCTTCGCCGGGTCAAGCACATTGATCACAACAATGGGACCAACCGCATCAACACGCATAAAATGCGCAAACACCGCCTCGGAAAGGCTGTAATCGTCCCACAGGAGGCTGTATCCGATCTTACTCACAGCCTCCGATGCACCGTCCAAAAGAATCGGCACATTGGTTTTCCCCTCATAGTTTTCGAGCTGGTGGACCGGTGCTACGCCGAAGTAGACCGGCAGGGTGCCGCTCACCTCGGGGGGCACCGAATCACCAGCTATTCTCTTGGCATAAATGCCATGCTTATAACTCATCTTGATCCTCCTAAATTATAAGAGCTCTCTTTGGCGCAGCTCCGGCACTCCGTGTGCCTTAACCGTAAAAGTGACAGACCCCATCCAGTAATCGCCGTACTGCTCATTATCCGGTCGACATTGCACTACCCGGTCGGACAGGTACAGTCCCCCGATTGTATCGGCGGCAAAGAGCTCACGCACAATCAGATCTGAAAGATTGCAGACATCCCAAAAACCGGTATTGTCATAAGTCAGCCCGAAGTCATCCTGTGTGCCGGGGCAGTAAGCAACCACTGCCAGTTCCACCGGGATCTGTGCGATCTCCTGCGAATACTCGATTGGGGCCGCGAGTCCAACTACGATCCCCGGAATCTTATCTCTGACGCAAGTCGGAGTATCAAAGGTGATAGGCAATCCAACGGTAACATGTGGGCTGACCATTAAGCAGGTCGTATCATCTTTATCCGCAATCCCGCGCAGACTTATCTTCGGAGCGACATTCCGCTCCAGGAACTCCTTGATATCCGTCAGATACTTTACCGTCATTGACTTACTCCTTTAAGATGTTCTCCTGCATCAAACCCGTCCGTTTCTCGATATTTTTCATCAAGTCCCGCTCAAATACCTGCAGCATTACAGTCTGTGCCTCATCGGCTACCGCCTCATTGCCAAGCATTTGCGATACCGACAATGTTCGATAGCTTTTTAGCCTTGACTTGCCAGTACGGGTCTTACCTCCGGTTGCTCGGAATACATTAAGCTGCACCTTGCCGGTGTCTCTTGCCCCGGTTTTCATCACAAAGGGCTTATGGTATTTCCCATCATCGCCCATGATTGCTGACGCCTTCTTCACCTGTCCCCGGAAGATCTCCACACTGGGATCCCCTGCATGCGGCACCTGCGGCGAAAAGTTAAAGTGTGAAAGCGTCAACAGCCGGCCGGAAACAACAAACCGGATCTCCTCCTGGTTGTCCTCCGAGCTGCGATAATCCCGCACCGTGTAGGTGCTTCGCTTTCCCCGAAGGTTCAGTGCATAGTGGTCCATCACTACCTGCTTCAGTGAACTCTTCACGCCGGCACGAAGTGAATTCCTTACCGCCGCGCGAAGATCCGTCGGCAGCACCGCTAACTCTTTTCGCAGATTTTCCATCTGGTGAGTATCCACCACAAACTCTCTTTGCGACACCCAAATCACCTCATATGACGCTCCAGCACAAGCTGCAGCACATTATCATCGCCCTCACAGCTCACCACAAACCACTTTTCCTTCTCCAGCAGGAGGGGCTCTCCCGGACGGAAACGCCCGGGAAAGTCCAGCGCTCGGAGAAATACCAGCTTCTCGCCGACATGAATGCCATATTTCATAAATCCGGACAGCGTATCCGTATCGACAATGGCAGGGACTCTCCGCCCGTTTATGGTGATACTCTCCGCCATCTCGTCAAAGTTGAAAAACACAGTATCCACATCCGCTGCCATCTGGTCTTTCAGGTTCATTTCAAACCACGCCCCAGTTTCTGCTCCGGCTCTGGTGCCTGAACCGCTGCGGGTTCAGGCTGTTCATCGGCAGACTGCACTTCTGCAGAGACGGCGTTCTCCTTGACCTCGGGTGCTGCTTCCTCTGCCAGTACGGGAGATGCGTTGCCGTTGGCGATCATCACCAACGCAACCTCATCAGAAACATCTACCAGCTTTCCGGGAGGAAGCAGCCGTCCCTCCAAAAAAGCGTCCTTCAGCAGCTTTACTTTTTTCATAATGCCTCCTCAGCCGATACGGATGAGACAAGCACCAGCAGCCTGCGCCTTCGCTTCGATCACCACACCGGCTGTAATGGCACCACTGGTAGCCTTAGTAGCGGTCACCACATTATTGGTGCCATCCCAATACACGGTGGCACCAACAGCAAAGGCAGCGGTAGTCTCCGCCGGCATCTCATAGACGCCATTGAGGGACACCGTCCCTACCTCCCCAGCTGGTATCTCGCAGGCAGCAACAGCGAGTCGGTCACCATATACGAGGATGTCACCATAGGCGATGGTGGCAGTGCCGGAATTGAGGTAATCAACATTGACCCCTTCCTGCACATAGATTGCTTTAGCCATAGTTATCTTCTCCTTTCAGATGTCATCAAACATCAGCATTCTTTACGAAACCGCGGTGGTTGAGCAGCGTAACGCTGTAATCGGTGTAGATCCGCCACTCGATTCCCAGGAAATCAAAGCCGGCACGAGATTCCAGGATCGGTTCCTCGTTGCCGTTGAGGTAGCCAACCTCAATGGTACCGCAGGAATTGCTGTCGGCGGCAAAGATGTAGGGATACGCACTGCCGTTCCTCATGTCGTTCAGTTCTGCATCCATCACGAGCTGGAGGCCAAAATGCTGCTCGTCAAAAGGATTGACCACAGCAGAATTCTTGCCATTGGGATCCGCAACGGAATGGATCATCTGCGCATGCTCAGCGTAAGCAAACGGAGAACACAGAATGAATCTGGGACGGATATTGAGGAAAGCCTTGCCGCCGCTGTCCTTCTGCGCCGCCATCAGACCAAGCGCCTCACTGTAGGAACCGACAGAGGGAGCCGCAGCGGTACCGATGTTGCCATGATCGGCGCTGAAAAGGTTTTTCCCATCTGCCATCACGGGGTTTTTGATCAGCAGATTGTATACTGCCTTATTGACTCCGCGCTTCGCCGCTCGCACATACGCTGCAGGGATTTTGGTAAGCACATCAAGGTCATCATCGATTAGTGCCTTGCGGGTGAAACCAAACTTCTTACCGAAGGTGGCAAGAACGCTGGTAACACTGTCATCAGACACGCTGCCGAACTTGAATTCGCCATTCTCCCTGACCTCGTCCAGTTCGCCGGCTTCACTGATCTCGTAGATTTTCTTCGGACGGAAATCCGCGTGGGTGCCTTTGGAAGTCCACAGCTGGAAGGTGGTATCTGCGGTCTTGTACGCATTCGACATAGTCTTATGTACACAATCGTCCATGATAGAGCTGAAAGCGGAACCGGGGCTAACGATGGCGCGGAACAGCTGGTCATTACTCATGCGCTCCCAGCCCTCAACGCCCTCAATGCGGAGAGTGGATCGGGCAATGTCGCGCAGGGTCAGGCTGCGCAGATCCCGGGCACCATCCGCCGGTTTCTCCACTTCTCTGCCGGCACGCAGAAGAATGGAGTCTGCTGCTGCTGCGCGGAATTTATCGCCCTCGTCGCGTACTACGCCGACACTGCTGCCGGTCAGAGGCTGGCGGCGCTGTTCCATGGTACGCAGCAGGTCCTCATTGACCTGTTCAACGGTGAGCCCCCGCGCGATATAATCATCCGGGCTCACGCCAAAGTGACGGCAGCGGGTAGTAATCGCTGCCGCTCTGGCACGCTCGCTCTCTACGGCGGCATCCACGACCGCCTGGTTGTCCGCGACAGGTGCCGCAGGCGGGGTACCTGCACCCTCGCCGGTTCTGGTTACGGTTTCAATTTCAGGCATATTATTGTCCTCCTCATTGCTTATACTTCTGCCTACACCTACCGTAGGATCGGCAGGTGTGGCTACGACACTAATTTCAAGCGGCTCCCACTTGGTAGCCAGATAACAGGGACCGGCAAAGCGACCATCTGCACTCTTCTCTCCCTCGCGCAGCACCTGCCACTCCGTTACCCGATACCCTACACTGATGCCATTGAGCATCTTTTTCTGGAGCTTACTGCGGATCTTCAGGGCATCCTCATCATCGGGGTCAAACTCAATCACTGCTCTGCCCTTACGCGCCTCCTCATCCAGGGTAACGCATTTGATTAGCCCCACCGGCATTCTGCCGATTCGGCTGTCACATCCGTGGTCAAACAGCAGTGCTCCAGCCGTTCTGAGGCGGGTGAAGTTTACCGCTTTTTTTGTATGCACCAGGATCTCCGGCATACCGCTCCACCGCATATATGGCGCCTCGCTCGAAAAGGATAGTTCAAATCGATTTTCATTCTCACCGTCCTGCCGCAGTTCCATTTCGCAGCTCCGGGTGTACATTCCCGGCACCGCACCTTTACTCTTTGGCAATTTCATCATCTCCTATCGTATTTTTGATATATCGCACCTCCCGGGCGCGCTGATCGATCACCTCTCGCCAGTCCTGACCCTTTGCTGCACATACCTGCTGCAGTGTGGTCAGATTATTGTCCAAAGCGATTTTATTGGCATTTGCCTCTTTGATAGGGTCAATCCAGTCCATACCCGGCATGATCCACACATGAGAGCCGTATTCTTCCGGACTGCTCCAGTAGTCCGGTATCTTCACCCTACCGGAAAGTACCTCCCATTCAAGCCACGCGAAGAATATGGGATCCAGCACCGACTCGATCAAGCCGGTCTGCCAGTCTGCATAGGTCCGTCGGTCCTGCAGCATTCCTTGCCGAGCGCTGGAATAGTTGACCTGACTCATATCTCTGGTCGCCGCCTCGTAGCTAAGACCTGCGCCGGCACCTGCTTGCCGAAGTACTGACTTAATCATGTTATCTGCTGTTGACGACACACCCGATGAGCTAATCGGTGCAACCTTTTCACCCGGTCGCAGGTATTTGATCATACCGGGCTCTAAGAACTCAGTAGGCGGATCCGCAGGCTTTCCCTGCATCTGCACTCCTCGCCCTATCGATGGGACACCACTCAGCGGCGCCTCCTGCTCTATCGCAACGCCAAAACAGGCTTGCACCTTTTCCTTAGTGATCGCTGCATCAGTCAATTGAGATAACCCATCCATACGAATCAGACAACTGGCTGCCGGCGAAAATTCCCGCACCTGCGATACCCTCTGCATCTGGGCGAAGAATATAACCCGATCTGCGGGAATCCGCTGCAGCTCCCCCGTCCAAGAGCCAGACACATCATACTGCCTAAAGTGGTAGGCAACTGCGGCGTCATACGAGTCGATCTCGACACCGCTGACCACTCGGTTCTTGCCATACGAGAAAACCGTTTTATCCAGCTCGTCTACCTCGCGGAGCTGGATCCTAAATTCGCCGTCAATTTGACACATTACGCAGAGCAATCCGCCATCAACATATCCTCGCCGGACAAAAAGCCTCTGCACATCCCTAAAGCTCCAACGGCGATCCACGGTGCAAAAACCTTTCCGGCACCAGCGATTCCACTCCCGCTCGATCCTGGTGTTCAGTTCGTCATCCTCTTCGCCGCCGGCACTTTTGGTCTTTGCCTGGAGCACCGCACCTGTTCCAACGACATTGCGCTCAAGGTCCAGGATGATCCCCTTAAAGCTGTCATCATTGCGTTCCAGTGCCCGCGCCCTGGATCTCACCGTATCCCTTGCCGCCCGGTCTGTCAGCTCGCCGGTCGTATTCCCCCGCACCCAGTTATCCCTGGTTCTCCCCGCCGCATCGTAATAGCTGCGGCACAGCTGCTTATAGTAAGCGCGGTTCAGCGCCGCCTTGGGATTAACGGCAAGAATCAGGCGCTCAAATATGTTCAAATCTCCATCACCTCCGTCTCATCACCCCAACCGTTGTAGATCCATATGCGCTGTCGATGAGCGCCTCCAACCGATGGCGCTCCGCATACAGCGTGGCAAGTTCTCCGCGCCGCACGCTGCGCGTACCGATTTTGTACTCCTGGGCACCACCCTCTATCGCCTTAATGGCGGCATTTACGCTTGCCAGCTGCTCCCGGTACTCGTCAATTCTCATCCAAACCACCCTTTTCTTTCCGTGAAATAGTTGTTTCCTCCGGATGAACCGTGAGATACCGCAGCTACAGGTTCTTCCACCGTCTGAGCTACCGCCTGTTCGGCATTGATCTCACGAATCCCCAGCAGATCAGCTGCCAGCGCCGCATATACTTCGGTATCGAGGTAGTGGTTGTCCCGTCCTACCGCTTTCGGCTCCCAGACCGATTCCATGCGACCGTTGCGCTTCCGCACTATCTTCTGTTCCGCCGTTACCATTTCGCAGTATTCCGGATCGCAGTCAATGTGTGTGAACCAGCCACCATCCTCTTCGCTGCGGCGCATACGGCTCGCCAGCATGTCCTTGTAGTAGATGGTGTCTACGATGATCAGCGTGTGCCCCCTTGCCTTGGAGTCAACACGGTCTATGGTCGTTCTGCGGAAGCGCCCCGACAGTCTGCCGGAAGCGCCCTTTATCGGCACCGCCCACTCGCTATTGACGACACAAAAATCATAAACATCATCAGTCTGATCTCCGGAGTCCACACAACAGAGGTTTACAATATGCCCTTTCCCCGCCGGATCTACCAGCGATCGGTTCATAATGTACTCAATTTCCCGCCAGGAGAACGCCTTTCCGTGGTCGATATTGAAGCTGGTCATGTTCGCTCGCCAGCCCCGGATTGTCCAGTAAAAGCAGCTCTTCTGCACATCCACCCCGCCGGTGATCAGCACTGTGCCGGGCGGCACAACCTGTTTTTTATACTGCCCCTGCCGCTGTTCCAGCAGATACTCGGCATTAGTGGTTTCCTCAACCTCTTTCCACGGCTCTGCCAACCAGGAATTGATGAAGTTCATCAGCTGCGCCTTATCCTTGCGGCTGACCTCAAACTGCCTTGCAATATCTCCAAGCCTTATAAAAGGCGAAGCAAACACATTCATGCGGAAAGCAACACGCTGCCGCCCGCCGCTTTTGACCTTCTTCCAAAATCCCTGCTGGTTCATCCGGTTATGCTGGGCATCTGAAAGCATTGCCCCGCACTCCTTGCAGCAGTACATCGCCGTCTGCTGTGCCATCTCCGGAGAGCTGTTATCGAATTTCAACTGTTTGAATTCCCATGACCACTGAGCTCCACACTCTGGACAGGTCACCCAATATTCGTTCTGCTCATCAGCTGCCAGCCAGTCCTTATAGATGTTCCCATCCTCATAGGTTGGTGTACTTACACTAATGATCTTACGGTTATCCCGGTAGCTATTGGTTCGTTCTCTCGCCAGCGCCCGCGGGTCCGCCTCCTTACCGGCATTCTCCGGATACTTGTCTACCTCATCCATAAAGAGGTACCGAATCGGATAAGATGCCAGCGTTGCCGGCGAATTGGCGCCGCTGATCACCAAATACATCTCGCTGAACTGCAATTCCAACAGTTTGGAACCAGCATCGTACTTCTCGCGCAGCTCCGGGCACAGATCCACCATTGTCTGAATGCGGTTTTTGGACGAAAATTCGCCCAGTTCTTTTGTGGGGTAAACGATCATCGACGCACTGGGATCCTGATCGATCACATAACCGAGCATGTTCAGCATCGCCTCGGTGCCGCCTATCTGTGTAGACTTCATCAGGCTGATTTCCTCGATCTCCGGGTCGTTAAAGGCATCCATGATCTCCCGCAGATATGGGGTTTGATCAGTGCTCCATCGCCCAGGCATTGAACTGGTCTTGGCATCCAGCACCCTGCGGGCATCTGCCCACTCGCTTACCGTCATTCGCCCCGGCGGGCGAAGCGTCTGCAGCGCCTCGGTAATCCATTCGGGGCAACTCCAGTCTTTATTTGCCGCCATAGTGATACACTCCGTCCACACTGAGCTGCTCCAGTGCCTCATCGACCGTATCTTTGATTGTTCTATCGAACTTACGAGCTTCGACCGGTCCCAGCTGCGAGGCGACATCCCGGGATATCCGGCGCCCAAGCCCCTGCAGGCTACGCTTCAGAACCACACAAAACTTCCGCAGATCGTTGACGACCTGCTCTCTCGGAAGATATTCCCCCTTGGCGATCTCATTTTTGTATTCGGCAGCCTCAGCCTGCGCCGCCTTTAGACGCTGCTCATAAAACAGTTTTTGCTGCTGGACCGGCAGGCTCTCCAGATCCCGCTCGCTCTCCGGCGCCTTCATCGGACCGGCAACCTTAAAGCGGTATTCGCTGACTTCCTTCAGATCGTAAAAGCCGTATTTATACCGCGGACAGCCGGCGCGCACCCAGTTGGAGAGCGTCTGTTGTGACACGCCGAAATACTTCGCCGTCAGCTCGCTGCTCATAATCACTGTATTCAGTTCCTCATCAAAGGCGAGCGGCGCCGCTTTCCTTTTCGGCGAAGCCGATTGTTCCGCCTCCATCTGCTCCATGGAAACCTGATCCGCTACTTCACAATCCACACAGAATGCCCTCCTTTCCCGTTAAAATGCCCAGCCGATCTGGGCTTTCCGGCACCGCCAAATACCTTGGCAACCTGCACAAAAAACGCGGAGATCTGAGGGCTGCAGGGAGTTTTCGAGTTTCAAGTGCTCAAAAAATTCTTAAAGCCGGATTTTTTCCGCGCTCGCAAGCACCTGCGATACCCCTATACCCCGGGAAGTACCTACATACAAGCCCGATAAATGTGGAAAACCACCCTAAAGCAGTCTTTTTCACACCAAAATCGCTTTTACAGCGGCTTTTGGTGAATATCTTGTTGAAAGATCTTCCGCTTTTCGGAGGAATAAAAAAGCCCGGGCATGAAACCCGAGCTGAATATTCCCTTGAAACTGAAAAGGAGTACGCCCCGCAGGCATACTCCTCTACATGTATTATAGTCAATAACGGTATGGAAAACAAGAGGACAAAACGGGACAAACAGGGACAAATGCGGACAATTTTCAGGAGCCGGCATTCCTGAAGAAGGTGGAGTTTGCATCCAGCAGCAGGATCGCCCGCTTCATCCGCCGGTCTACCGTCTTTTTGGATGTATCATAATGCCGCTCCAGCTGGGACATCGTGTAGCCGTTGAGATATGCCAGCTCCAGAATATCCCGAGAATCCGCGTCCGGCACCAGTGCAATGCAAATCGCCAGCCGATCACGCTCACGACGAGCTTCCTCCGCCAGCTCGTCACATTCCTGCTCAATCGCTAAAGCATTTACCTTAGCCGCCCCGATATCCACAGGCTGGGCGCCGGATCTGGTACGGGCAGACCCAATACCGGATCCTACCGGACGAGCAGCGAGATCATTCCATCTGGCAGCCTCCTTCCCCCGTCGTGCAACCATAGCCATCAGATAGCGATACTTCCCCAGCATCACTCTCTTATTGCAGTATTCTTTTCCGTCCATTTCTCTTTTCTCCTTTCTGAAAATGGTGAAAATGGAAGACATGGAAGAATGGAAGCATTTTTATAAAGTATTTCATAAAACGCGCTCTTATGAAAAACTTTTGCAAAAGTGGGTGCATCCATCCATCTCCTCCAGCTGCGGAATTTTCATCTCTCCGCCCTGGTGTACAGATCCATGCCAAGATCGTTGATTTTGATGCCAATATATTCGTTATAAGCCTCGGTTTTCCTTGATTTGAAGCGCCGTTTCAGCTCCATAAAGAACTTCGTGGAGCCTACCGGAAAGCGGTCACCCTGCTCACTGCACCACGCCTTATAGCACTTATAAAGTGTAGATGCCTGCGTGCTGCTGCTTTCGCTGCGGGTCGTGCAATCATCAAGAAACTGCTGCACACGGTCCATTTCGCTGCGGTACTCCTGTCCTGCTTCGTCAATTATGGCACAGGGCGGCAACCCCTCCTTACACCAGCCAACGGCGCCGGCGATTGCCCAATTAAGGATACCGGGCAGCTCTCGCCGCAGCTTCTCGGTCAGCTGTGGGTCACGGTTTTCTTTGGTGAACTCCGCAGTAAACGGAATCAGGCGCACACGGCGCCAGATGCCGTTATCGGTTCCTTTGATGACCGGCTTATAGTTGGTGCTCATCACAATCTTGAATTCCGGCGAGAATTCGAATTCCCGTCCATACAGGAAGCGTGCAGTCAACTTATTCTCTGTACCGCCGGTCATCTGCTTGACAATGCCCTCATCCAGCCGGCAGCCGTCGTTTGGCTCACTGGTAACGACCATACGGGCGCCCTTCAAGCGGGCAAGGTCACCGCGGGCAGTGTTATTGCGGTCGCGCATCATCACCGTCTCCGGCTGACAGCTGGCGGCATACTCGCCCAGCATATAAGCGATGGTATCTACGAAGACGGATTTACCGTTGGATCCATTCCCGTAAAGGAAGAACATACACTGCTCCTTGGTATAGGCAGTCATGCAATATCCGATCATGCGCTGGAGGTAGAGCTGGAGGCTCTTATCCCCGCAGGTGATCTCCTCAATGAAGCGGTCCCACCGTGGACACTTCGCATTCTCATCATAGGTCACTGGCGCCAGCTTGCTGATCATGTACTTTTTATCGTGCTCAGCGGTCTTGCCGGTCTTCAGGGAGATCAGGCAGTTGCGCACATTAAAGGCATTCCCTGCCCTGTCCATCTCCGAGGGCAGCACCGGCACGCCCTCCAGATGGCGTGCTTCGGCGATAAACCCCTCCTTTCCCCGATGGCTTCTGCTCCGGCTCAAATGCTTCTTGTAGGCGTTATAGGCGGGATCATCCTGCATCTCCTTGAGATCCTTTGCCATATCCGCCAGCATCTTATCTGCCCGCCGCTTGATCTCACCGTTTTCATCGGACGCCCAGCGCACACCGTCCCAGTAGATCCAGCAGCCGTCCACATGGTTATAGTGGATCAGCCCGGCATTGGCATCACGGAACCGTAGCGCGTTGCCGGTATCATCATAGGTGTAGTATCTCCGCTGTCCCGTCTCGCCTACCGTGGCATTTTCTATCGCTGGAACATCGTTAGAAGTATTTTGAGGGGGTGGGGGGACCGCAGGCACCGGATGCTGTACCCGCTCCTGCGGCTCCCAAATATCCCTGCAGTCCTTGATTGCACGATCAATGGTAATCTGCCCGTATGTTTTTGCGCCGCGGCGCTTATCCCATTTTTGGCGATACAGCCCGGATCGACGAAATATGGCATCCATCAGTGCCGCATCGCACCGGCACCAGAATGCCAGCGTGTTGCAGAAAGCCTGATCTGCTGAGGATTGAGAACCGTCCCCAATGCCATACCGTTCCCATGATCCGTTATAGAGGTCCTGCAGCTTCTGCCCATGCTTGCTGTCGAACATTCGGCGGAGAATGGCATCAACCGACATGTCTGCATTGGTGCCCCGTCCGGTAGGCATTGGGAGCGCTGCTTTTTGCGCCCCTGCGGCGTTTTCTTCTTCCCCGAGATATTTCCGGTGCATTACTGCGACGCGCTCTGTACAGTCTGAAAAAGGGTACTCCAAGCCAAATTGATTACCCGTAACGGTAAAGTATCGTAAAGTGGAATACATCTCAACCGCGCCGCGGCGCTTGCGTCCCTCCGGCAGAGCACCCTTGCAGAGGATATGAATACCCGTACCGCTGGGTGACAGCTCGGTATAGCTCTGTACCGTCTCGATGATCTCTGCCGCTGCGGGATCCAGCTCCTGCGTTTCCGGATCATAGCAATGGTCAATATCTATACCAAAAATTCCATCACCGGAGAACATAAATCCAATGCCATCTAAGCCAAAGCGTTCTTTGCCGCGGCAAGCTGTATCGAAATCGCACCAGGTCGTCGGATCGTTACTCTTTGCCGGCTGACCGTCCATCGCGTTGATCGGCACCTTACGCTTATGATCTTCGCCGGGGTGCTGCATATATTTCCAACCTACCCAGTGGGGCAGCTGTTTTAATTCAAGAGGTATTTTTTCATACATTGTATTTACCTTCCTTGCGATATTCCTGCGGGTCATCCATACCAATACGCCCCTTTACGGCTACCCTCTGCTTCCCATGATCGGTATAGTACACCGTGACCGGCAACACATTTCCGATCAGAGTCTGGGCATCCTTATCCACGGTGGTGCGGTCACCCAGCCTACCGCCGATGCGGGCGAAGTGTGAACGAGCCAACGCCAGCTGCTCCGGCGTATCCTGGTAGAACATATTCTTACAACACTTGGAATACTTCAGCTCTCCCTGCGTGACTGACAGAAGCAGTTGGACAATATAGGAGCCAGAAGGATAATGCTCCACTCTGGCTCCTACGACAATGGCGGTGTAGTTACCCGCCGGAAGGTTCTGTTTTTCCATCTTTCATCCCCTCCTTTTCGGAGTAGCGCTTGCAGCAGCCATGCGGGATATACACATTGTAGCCAGTGCCTCCCTCCGGCACACCGTACAGGCACTTGCCCCATATGCCATACGATTCATTGACTGCCGGCACATCAAACGGCTTATAGAAGGCGCAGGTAACACAACTCTTACTCATCATCCTCACCCCGGGAAAGGTTTCCCCAATATTCGATGTCGCCCAGACGGTTGATCAGCTGCCGCAGCAAGCAGCCATCGCAGTGTTCCGCCGTCTTATCCTCCGAATGCCGGCACAAGCTCTCACAAATATCCGTACCATCGGCACCGTAAACGGCATAGTACTCCTCGCCGGTCTCCGCCCAAACCTCCAGCGTAGTAAGCGGGTTTTTGCGGATAAACACCACAGAGAGGACCACATACCCCTCTTTCACATATTCCGTATCGGAGAATATGTAGGTGATCTTGCAGACAATACTCTGTCCGCTCAGCCTGCCATGCTCATCGACCTCCTGCATAATCAGCCGATCCCCTACCGTGTATTTGCGGTCATTGCACCGCACCTCGAAGCTCTTTCTGCCGGTCGCTACTGCGTTAAAGTACTCCGGCAGGATCTTGATATAATGCGTCATCTAAAAACACCTCACAGCTTGTATTTTGCTACGAACTTCCCGTAGGACATTCCCTCTTTCGCCGCCGCATTGGCAATCTGGCGGAGGGTCGGTTTCCCCTTAAACTTCAGTGACTTTCTCGCCGGCTTCTTTTTCGCCGGTGCTTTCCCTGCCAAGCAGTATTTCCCCTTTCCTCTCTATCTGGTTTCGCAGGTCATCATATGTGGAGATTAGTCCTATCGCCGCCTCGATATAGTCTGCTGCCTCCTTGGCTAGCTGCGGGCACATCACCGCCTGGTCATTCACTGCAATCCAGCGAAGGTATCTCACAATATCCCTTCCGGTCATATAAACCTCCTTCTGTAATTTCGAAATAAAGAGCTTTTCCCGCGGGCGGTGCCACTGCGCCGGAGGCGGTTCAGCCTTGCCCCCGGGCATAAGCGTATTCTTTCATCTCGTCGCGCCGACAAGTGGATTTTGAGGCGTCAAGTGCCGCCTGCCAGTCCTTATAGGCGGCACAGCCGGCATGACATCCCATGCTGCGGGATCCACAGCCATAGCAAGGAGACTTGTCCATCATGATGTTCCCCCAAACCTGTCCAAATAATATTGCTTGCCATCCTGCCAGCCGCGGTAATATGCCAACTGTTCCCGACGGGCAACCTCTCCCTCGGAGAGAATCACAGCCTCTGCCGCCTCCGCAGCATCGCGGTGCGCCTCAATATCTTCATTGGCTACGCAGGCAAAGAGGAGCGCCGAGCCAATTACGATAAGCACCACCAGGAGCTTGTCCCATAACCTCATTCCTGTCCCCCCTTAAAAGTCGATATCATTGGCGTGCTCATCCCGCCGGCGCTCCGCCATCAGCATGGCATCCCTCAGCTCGGTCAGGCGCTCTATCTTGACCTCCAGCCAGGTGATGGCATCCTCCATATCTTTGCTTGCCTGGAGGTAGGGGCGGGTCTGCTCCACCTCAATGAGGTGCCCCAGTGCCGCATCAACAGCGGAATTAAACACATCCACCGCACGCTCCGCCGCCTTGGAGGATAAATACATGTTCTGAGGGATCTCCCGCTCCAGCTCGCGGCGGATCTCCATACGCATTTCATCCAGCCGCTCCTCGGTAGGTTCGGTCACAGCCACATCTACCGGTCGGCTCTCCAACTCCCGCAGGGCTTTCTCCTTATCGGCTATGGTACGGTTAGCTTTATCCAGTTCAATCTGCAAACGGCTGTTTTCCTTGGTGCGGTCGGCTATTTTTTGCCGGGCTGCATCCAGATCTGCACGCAGTAACCCATTGGCTTCATCCCGGACAGCAGCGGTTTGCCGGGCTTCGTCGCGCTCTTTTATGGCTTTTTCCAGCTCTCGGCTGGTCATCTGCTCCACAGTCTTTTCCTGCCCATTTACTACATGGGGCACCTCAATAAATTCGTCCCGTTCCTCCGCAGGCACCGCCAGCAGTGCCAGCGCCTTGCGGTAAGTCAAATTTTGCACCGGTGCAAAATTTGAACCAAACTCATTAGCCAACTTCATAAACCGGTTTGCTTGCATATAGCTAATTTCCGCTTTTTTCTCAAGCCAGTCCATCCACTGCCCATGGTCCAGCTGGGCTTTGGCTTCAATGAGGCACCGCCCGATCTCAATAATGTTCTGCACCGTCTGTGCCTTATAGAAGCCAATGGCGACTGCCAGCTCCTCGGGGGAGCGGGGGTGCTCGGGCTTATCCGGCGCAGGAGCCGCGGACGCCGGCTGAATACCGGTCTCCTTTTCCTCCGCCAGCTCTTTTTTCAGCTGATATCCCCGGTAGATATTCCGCAGCTCACCATCGGATTTTCCGCTGGCTTCCTCGGCGTGACCGTTTTCCCGCAGCCACCACAGCAGATAGAAGCGGCATTTATCCAGATCCTCGCCGCTGCACATCTTGATCTGCTGCAGGTATGTACCATCATCGGGCAGCGGGCTTTCCCACTTGCCGCAGCGGATCAGATGTCCGCCGCCTTTTTTCGCACTTGCGCCGCCGTAGCAGGGACACATTCCCTCGCCCGGCTGCAGATATTCCATACTCATTTTTTCATCGTCCCTTTCCGCCTGTTTATAGAACAGGCAGCTTTGATATTGCTCCGCACACAGGCAGCGATGCTCGGCGCCGAGTTGTGCATCTCTCCTGGTCTCATAGGGCGTCCCTGGTCCCAGCCACTTTTCGCAGGAGATCAGGTATTCCCTGCCCTTTTTTATGACCCCGCGGTAATGGGGGCACTGCTTCGGCTGGGCAGCCGGCAGCGGTGTAAGTGCCTGTATTTTCTCCCGCCACCAGTCTTCGGGCTGCTCCGGATTGAGTGCCAGGTACCGCTCGAAGAAAATCCTTTTATCCCGCAAGCCGGTTTTATTGCTTTTCCAGCTAAACGCATAGGTGCGCTTGCCCTCATGCAGCGAGCTTCCCAAAAAGTAGCGCTCCAACACATCGTCATCGGTATTGGCAGCGTCTGCAAGGTCTGATCCCCGTCCTTCCAAGGTAAGGTAAAACCGGATCAGCTGCAGGATCATGGGGCGATCCAGCGTGTAGATATAGCCGGAATGGGTATTTTCCGGGTTGAATTCCGCTGTAGTCTTATAGATAATCCCACCCTTGGACGCGCGGCAAGCATAATGGTCGAGCACCAAGCCTTTTACCGAGGAGTCCCACGATTTGATCTCCAGCGGGAAACAGCAGCCCCAGCACTCATGCCCCTCGCCGTAGTTTTCCAGCCGTATTCCCGTACACACCGCATCGGTACTGCGCGGGAAGCTGCGCCCACAGGGGCAGAAGTATGTATTTTTAGCCATTCCTATTCCTCCCCGTCCGGATCCAGCTCCGGTGTGGTGAACGGCTGCATTCCGCAGTCACAGCGCTCGCCTGGGTCAAGATTTGATCCACAGTAGGGGCAGGTCCAATAATCGGTGCGGTAGATCCTACACATCATTATCTCCCTCCCATCATCAGCATCAGAACCGTCATGGCGCCCATAACGCCAAACGCCATCAGACAGGTCAAGCCTTCCTTGACCCACCACCAGATCTCGCTGCGCAGCCGGGTTCTTTTCACTTTCCGCATTTTTATCTTCCTTTCTTATCGAGCCACTCTCAACTCACCAGATCATTAGTGTACATGCGCAGAATGATCTCCCAGTCCTTTGCGGTGACGACACCCTGCCGCCCAATCAGCCAAGACACCACATCCCAGCGGGTCATATGGTAGCCGCAGTTTTTTATATAGTCCGCCATCTCCTTGTAGGACATCTGCTGCTTCTTCGCCATATTGCATTACCTTTCCTGCTATTTTCACTATTCCTAAGCTGCCGGCTGCTACTGCGGGGCGTCCGGCAGCCTGGCATATTCCTCCGGGTGCTTAAGGTAGTACTCCCGCATCATATTTAATACCCGCGCCCGCATCGCCTTACAGGCTTCCTCTTTCTGCTCCGGTGTCAGCTCATCCAACGGGAAAGTCCCGTGGTCGGTGATGAGGTAGGAGCGCTTTACCGTAATCTCTTTCCTTGCCATGATCACACCTCCTTGGTTTTCTTTATTCGTCTGCGGCTTGACTATATTCCATCGTCAAGCTCCTGATTTCCCCTTTACTTGCATTCCATGGTTTTCCGTGGTACTATGTATTTGTTGGAATATTTTGTTGATACATGGGGGTATTTGTAATGGAAACTGCCGAGAAAACTATTGCTACCGAAGAAACCGATATTATGGACGATCTGAAAAATCAATACTGGAACTTGTTGGCGGGATTCAAATACCACGAGGCTTTTCTTCGGCACTACAACAAGCACCTAAAATTATCCATCAACATCGTAGTTGGTTTCAGCACCATCAGTACGGGCGGAATGGTTATTACCTGGATTGTAGCCGAGCGCCTTATCAATATATTGGCTCTGGTTGTAACTGCAGCCCAAGTCCTGCAGGCAGTTTTGCCTTACACTGTTTACCACAGCAAATCCGTTGCTATCTCTTTCTATCTTCCCAAACTGCAGAACATGGTACTTGCAATGGAAAAAGAGTGGAATGAGATTGATGTGCTGGGAAAATACAACTGCGAACAGCTAACAGAAATCATTAGTTACCGTCGCAAGGAACATAGCGACATGGAGTTGGAGTACCTAAACGGTTTCGAATTCCCTGATCGCAAGTCAATCTGCCGCGCAGCTAAAAAAGAATGTGACGAATTCTTTTTTAGGCTCTATAAAGCCGAACCGGGAAAGGAGATGAATTTATGAACGGCGATCAAAACAACCAAGGTAAAAATCCCCAGCAACGACCCAACACGCAAACCACTGTGCCGGAGCACGAAAGCTTTGAACACCGCGGGATCGTTCCAGATCCCCACTACACCTCTGAACGCCCTAAGCATAAGAAGGGCAACTAATCCCAGCACCACGAGCAATGCGCCACATTGCCCGTGGTGCTTTTATTTCCACAGTTGTTCGCCTATCTCCCGCAGCTTGCGCCCCATATATACCCCCAACGCGACGCCAATGAGAAACAATGTTATTCCGTCCGGCATGTTACCACCTCCCCGCTTTCTTTTTATCCGTCCGGTCGCCCCGATCGTTCATTACCTCAACGAGGGCTATCATTGCCCCTGTCATATCGCATACCATAGAGGGATCTGCCTTTTGGGAAAGCTCGGAAAGCAGCGCCAGCTGCTTTTCAAGCAGTTCTTTTCTCTGTTCCTTTGTCATATCTGCACCTCCTTCCCCCAATTGAGCAAAACCGTTAAATTTGAAATACTTTCCTTTTCTTCCCGCACATGATATAATGTCAACGGAAGGGAGTTGATTTATTTGGTTGACAATTATATCTGCCCATTTTGTGGCGTAGCTATCCCCTTGACGAAGGACACGCATAAAGAAACACATGTCGGTTTTACTCCGATACTCCAAGGAACCTTCGGTCCACAAGGTCCCAACCGCGCACAGCTCGAACAAGTTAATAAACAAAGAGCCGAAAATGGGATAATGGCGCATGTTGTAAAATGCCCAAACTGCGAAAAAACTTCTATCTACGGCATTGGAATATCCGGCGACATCATCAACCAAAAGTACTTGATTTATCCAAAGAGCAATGCCAAGCAATACCCCGAATATGTCCCCCAGTCAATTCGTAAGGACTACCAAGAAGCTTTTGAAATCCTCAACATCAGCCCCAAGGCTTCCGCCACCCTTTCTCGGCGGTGTATTCAAGGGATGATCCGAGATACGCAGGGCATTCATGCCGGAAACCTCGCCAGCGAAATTAACCAGCTGGAGGGCAAGATACCACCAGATCAATGGGCAGCTATTGACGCCGCGCGAAAACTCGGTAATATTGGCGCCCACATGGAAAAAGACACATCGATCATCGTTGATATCGACCCCGAGGAAGCTAAGCTCCTTCTTGATTTGGTCGAGTACCTCATTTATGAGTGGTACATATCCAAACACGAATCTTCGCTTATGATGGATAAAATCAAGCAGCTTTCCGAAAAGAAAGAATCTCTTCGCCGACCGGGCTGACCGGCTCATAAATCGCTTGTGTCGTAAACCTTCATCGGGTCATACTCCACTGCCGGGTCATAAACAGCCAGCAGCTTGCCATCGAATGACCAATACTGATCGAGATGCCGCACAAGATCCTCCGGCGTCCCTCTCCCTACCAGCGCTCTGGTATGGATCACCTGAATTACCTCTGCCTCGTCCGTCCCCCTGGGACGGGCGTTTTTTCTGTATCCGTTTTCCATAGTTACTCCTCCCACAAATGTTGCACCGGTGCAACATTTGCCTTTCTCCAAATCGGACACCGGTGTTCGATTTGAATAAAAGCACAATTTGTGCTCACATTAGTTATAAAAAAGCTCCTGCACAGATACCCCGTAATACTTGGAAATCCGTACCTTGACCTCATCCCGAGGAGTGCGTTCTCCTCGTTCATACATGGCATAAGAGGACTTTGTAATCCCTAATTCTTTAGAAATCTCCTCTTGTGTTCGCTCTCCGCGCAAGGCTCGCAACCTTTCACCCACACTCATTTTAGCACCTCCCTATTTTTGCGTTCACATATCGTGCTCGTCTTGATTATGATTATACACTATTCGTGCTCAAAGTCAATAAAAAATCACACAATTTGTGCACAAACTGCAACAGCACATTTTGTGCACAAAGTCTATTTACCAAAGTACACATAATGTGTATAATTTTTATAACAACCTTGAAAGGGGTACATCATGGCTAAATTTTCGGAGCGGTTCAAACAATTAAGAACCGAGCGTGGTCTTTCCCAGCAGGACATGGCTAACCAACTCGGCTTTACTAAGAGTCGAGTAAATATGTATGAACGCGGAGAACGAGAGCCCGGGTTTGATGCACTCGAAACTATCGCCGACTACTTTAATGTTGACATGGATTTCCTGCTTGGAAAATCAGATATTCCAAATAGATCCTCTTGGGTTTTATCATTAGAAAATACCATCCCCCTCCCCAATATGCGCAAGGTGCCGCTGCTGGGCACCATAGCCTGCGGCACCCCCATACTGGCTGCGGAAAACCTGGACGGCTATGTGAAAATGCCGGAGAATGTGCACGCTGATTTTTGCCTGAGATGTAAGGGCGACAGCATGATCGGTGCCCGCATTATGGATGGCGACCTGGTATTCATACACCAGCAGCCGGATGTGGATAACGGAGCCATTGCCGCCGTAATAGTAGAGGACGAAGCCACCCTGAAGCGCATCTACAAGTCCACAGGCAAAATCATCCTACAGCCGGAAAATCCGCGCTATGAGCCGTTTGTATTTGTCGGCAAAGAACTTTCCCAGATCCGCATCATCGGCAAGGCAGTCGCATTCCTCAGCGGGGTGGAGTAAAGCGATGGCTTGCCGTCGCCGGCAAAATGTTGACACAGAAAAAGGCTCACCGAAGTGAGCAATTCTTATAACGACGGAGTGATATATATGGAAATCAAAGTATATGCAAACCGAGAAAAAAAGAATGGTGAGCCAAAAACCACATATTCTATTGACCGTAAACCTGAATCCTACAATTGTCTAATCGTCGAGCTTCCCGATGAATTTATCTGGCCCATAGGTCCAGAAGGTGTTATTCTTCTACACCTCGATGGAGAACTCTACCCTCTACCTGACATATTAACCGAGCGTGGTGGTTTCCCTGGTCTTGTTTACCGGGGTCCTGGGTATGAAAAATTCCACGCTTTTAAGATCGTCAAAATTTTTTCTCTTGACGACTGATGAAGGATCTCACGCACCATAGTGAACAGCCGAAAAAAATGTTGTACTCCTCCCGAAGTTAGCCTGTGACAACGATTTCGAGATGACACCGAAGAGCATATGTGAAAACAGCAGTTACTGTATCGCAGCCCGTTTTCCTACACAGATAAAATTACGACATAGAAAAAGGCTCACCGAAGTGAGCCAAAGCATTACGAATAAAAAGTAGGGGCTGCGTCAGTAACGCCACCCCCGCAAAAACTTTCGTTTTTTGATTGCAATTACTATTGTATGCTTTTTTGTTGCGATTGTCAACAGTAAGATTTACCACCTGTAAAATATCTGCGTTTTATACAAGTGCATCTACCAGATTTCTCAGATATGTATAACGACCTAACAAAAGTGAGTTAGCGGAAAGCAAATTTTTCTTTTCAATCGCACGATCTTCTAAGAATGCTTGCAGGTCCCTCAAACCAGATTCTTTTACTTTGGGAGATACCGCCAAATCATATTCATAGAGCATGCTGGTTATCTCCAGCATCGGACGAGTCGACAAGTTATTGTCACGGCTCCCCTTCGCCACCCCAAGCCTTACAAGAAACCCACTCAATACAGCGGTTGGGCTGGTTGAAGATGTGTGGTTCAAATCATTCAGGAGACAGTTGTTATGAGCACAGGCATTCCGTAGGCTGCGCACTGAATTGAGAATTGCCCTATTGTATAGCTTGTTCTTCTCTTGCCTTACATCCTTATAATAAAAATCTGCAAAATCAGTAAAGTCTCTAAAGGAAAGTAACTCAACCAATACCCAAGCGGGACAGTCTATGTTCTGCATCACCTTAGTGCGTCTTCCGTCTTCGTCTTCTATGACAGATACTTCAAAATACTTTGAAACAAGATCTCCTGCAAATACTGCGCCTGCTTTCCACGCTATATTTTTCTTAATCCCATCACGGCTCTTTAGAAAATCATCTACAACCTGGTAGCCATCCTGGTTTCCATCATTCTCAATATCTGTAATCAACTTCACCTTTAATGCATGCTCAATGTCTATACACATGCGTAGCAAGTGGCGACGCAAATACATGTCAATGGTGGAAAGCTCAACTAAAGCAAGAAAATCTAAATTGATATATTTTCCCTCATGATTACCACAAGTATGTTTGACATAGTTTTTTCTATATGAAGCTGTACGCAAAAAATTATTACGATCAGTAAAGTAGTTGGCTGCCTCTTCTTTTGAAATGTAATTGAAAGTTACACCATGCTTCGCCAAATCGTTCACGAGATCCGCTGCAGGTCTTTTAGGTTTGTTTTCTCTATTGGACAATGAAAATCCCCCTGTCTACCAAAGATATACTCTCTTTATATATTTTACAACACAAACACATGTTTCGCAACAATCTTTTCCAACAAAATTCCCCCTCATCGACTGGACCTCGATGAGGGGGCAGGGCAGATAATTCTTGTGGTGCAAGAGGTATTATTCTGCCCTTTCATAATATCGTAATGAAAGGGTGATGTCAATGAAAATCGCTGCAGCCTATGTGCGCGTCAGCACCGATGACCAGCTGGAATACTCTCCGGACAGCCAGCTGCAGGCAATCCGAGACTATGCTAAGTCCCACGACCTAATCCTTGCCGAGGAATACATCTTCCGCGAGGAGGACGGTCGCTCCGGTCGCCAGGCAGAAAAGCGCCCTGAGTTTATGCGTATGATCTCCACAGCAAAGCAGCAGCCCCCACCTTTCGAAGTGATCCTGTGCTGGAAATATTCCCGCTTTGCCCGCAACCAGGAAGAGAGCATTGTGTACAAGTCCATGCTTAAAAAGGACGGCATTGAAGTCGTCTCCATTTCCGAGCCGCTGATCGACGGACCTTTCGGCAGCCTGATCGAGCGTATTATCGAATGGATGGATGAGTACTATTCCATTCGCCTCTCCGGCGAAGTCAAGCGCGGCATGACAGAGAAAGTTTCCCGTGGTGAGCCAGTCACCATTCCTCCCCTTGGCTATCTCATGGAGAACAAGCAGCTGGTGCCGGATCCGGAGATGGCGCCGGTCATATCCATGTTATTTGATGAGTTCGCCGCCGGCACTCCGATGCTACAGCTGGCAAGGAGGCTAAATGAAATGGGAATCCGTACCCGCCGCGGCTGCAAAATTGAATACCGAACCCTCAATTACATCATGCAAAATCCTGTTTACATCGGCAAAATTCGTTGGACTCCAACTGGCAGGGCAAACCGTTATTATAAAACAGACGATACTCTGATAGTGGATGGGAACCACCAGCCCATTATTACTACGGAGCAATGGGAAAAAGCACAAGCCAAGATTGCCGAGAATAAACAGAAATTCCCCAGGTATCAGAGAGACACCGCAAGTAAATTCATGCTGCGTGGACTGGTTCATTGCTCCAACTGTGGCGCTACACTTGTTACCTCCACACCAGGGTCACTGCAATGCAACCACTATGCAAAAGGGCTTTGCTCAATTAGCCACTCAATAACTATTACCAAGCTTGACAAGGCAGTAATGCAGGGGTTGGAGCATGATGCCCTCGACATGGGCGGCAATCTTAAAATCGAATACCGCACCCAGTCGGCGCCTGTTGCCACTGCCACCATAAAAGCTCAGATTAAAAAAGAGCAAAACAAGTTACAGCGCTGCAAGGAAGCCTACCAGGGCGGTGTTGATACCCTTGCGGAATATCGCAGCAACAAAGAAGCCATCCTATCCACCATCGCCGACCTCGAAAAGCAGCTTAATACAGCACCCACTGCTATACCAGCACCGGATCCACAGGCTTTGCGGGATAAGATTATAGCAGCTATCCCCACCCTCAAGGATCCCGATGTGACCCCAACCGTAAAGAACAATCTTTTGCGGTGTTTTATCAGCAAGATAGTATATACTAAATCCAATGAAGAAATCGAGATGTACTACTATATGTAG